GTTTGCTACTCTTACATTATATAATGAATTAGGGGAAATTTCTCTTAATGAAATATTATTAGAACAAAGAAAACAAAAAATTAAAAATATATTACAAGAGATTCAAGATGAAGAAAAAACATTAAAACAATTTCTTATTTCTAAATACGGTGATATAAATATTAATTTAGAAACTGGAGAATTTTGATATTTATAATAAAATATAAAATTATAATATGGGAAAAATATCAAAAACCGGAATAGCTCCTCAACAACAAATTAAAGCAGAACATATAACTCGTATCATTGATGCTCTTTCTGGAGAATCCCCAGACACACAAATAGAAATATCAGGTTCAGTAACAGCATCATATTTTAGTGGTGATGGTTCAGGATTAACTAATTTACCAATACCTTCAGGAAGTGGGTCTATATATGAAAGAATAACTAGATCTCAAGCAGGATTGATGTTTAGCTCTTCATTATTTATACCAGGATTAAATTATACAATAACAGACGCTGATGTAAACTTATATGGTGGAACAGAAATTACCTTAACGGCAATTACACCTTCAGAATTATCACTTCAAGGTAGTGGTAAATTCTATTGTCCTAAATACGATGTAAGTGCTGAAAGTACAGGTTATGGAATTTGGACTAAACAAATGGAAGATACATTCTCTAATATTGTAGGAATATTTACTCCAAATGAAATAGTCACAGCGAATAACGGAGCAACTGCAAAATATTTAGCAGAAGGATTTTTAGAATTTATTAGTGGTGATTGGAGTTTTGCAACTTCTATTTCAGGAGCAACCGCAACAGCAGATGTTAGTGGTTTTGTTACTCCGAGTTATACAGTTGGACAAATTGTGCATTGGGGAGGAAAATCATGGACTAATGTTAATGGAAACATTGGAGCAAGTATAGATAAATATACGTTAAACGCAGAGTGGACAGAAATACCATTTAACGAAACAGACTATAATGTTTATATTGATGAAATACAATACGATTTTGGTAACGATATGATTATTTATCGTAAAGATAGATATAACAATGTAGTTAGTGGTAATAATCAAGTGTTTGTAGAATTTGAATCTCCTGATGGGTTTGGATTAGGTAATCCTATAAAAGACTTTCAATGGGGTTGTGCACAAGATGATTTTAATACTAATGATTATTTTTTTTTAGGTATTCAAGGAAACGAAGTAATTGATAGTTATTTTGAAACTTTAAATACAAGAGGTAGATATATTTGGTTTAATAAATTATCTCAACAATCTTTTATCATTATCAACACTTTGAGTAATAGTGGTTATATTTATAACAACACTTTAGGTGATAATAGTTCTATCCAATACAACACTTTGAGTAGTAATAGTTCTATTAGATCAAACACTTTAAGTAGTAGTTCTATCCAAAACAACACTTTGAATAGTATGAGTCATATCCAATACAACACTTTGAGTAGTAGTTCTATCCAAAACAACACTTTAAGTAATAATACTATTATTAGTTCAAACACTTTAAGTATGAGTTATATCCAATACAACACTTTGAGTAATGGTTGTTATATTTATAACAACACTTTAAGTGATGAAAGTTATATTGATTCAAACACTTTGAGTAGTAATAGTTCTATTAAATCAAACACTTTGAGTAGTAGTAGTTCTATCCAAAACAGCACTTTGAGTAGTATGAGTTATATCCAATACAACACTTTGAGTAATGTTAGTTCTATCCAAAACAACACTTTAGGTGATAATAGTTATATCCAATTCAACACTTTGAGTAGAAGTAATTTTACTTTTAGCAACGCTGTAAATATTACAAGATGTAATGCAAATTCATTTAATATTCCAGGCTCTACAATTAATTTAAGTGGAGCAACAATAATAAGCTCAAATTACACCAAAGAGTTGTTTAATAGACAAGACGGAACACCAAGACTACAATATGTAAATAATAGCGATGTAATCGTTATTACTGATGTTAATGCTTAAAAAAATAAATACCTTTCAGAAATTAGAGGTTTTTATTTTTACAAAACAAAATAATATTTATACCCAAATATAAATAAATTAAAACAATGACAGAAACTTTATTATCACCAGGAGTAATACAGAGAGAAAATGATCAATCACAAATTACTCAAGGTCCTCAAATAGCTGGAGCTGCTATAGTAGGTCCTACTGTAAAGGGTCCTGTAAATATACCAACAATAGTTACTTCCTACAGTGAGTATTTAAATAAGTTTGGTGGTGTATTTGAAAGTGGATCTAACGCACATGAATATCTAACTTCTATTTCTGCCTATAATTATTTCCAACAAGGTGGAGATAGTTTATTAGTAACTAGAGTAGTATCGGGTTCTTTTACACCTTCAACTTCAACAAATATATTAAATTCTTTACCTACAGCATCTGCTTCTTTTATATTAGAAACATTATCATATGGTTCTATAATGAATAGTTCAGGTTCTGAAGGAACAAATGGTGCATTAATTAGTGGTTCTGCAGATAATTTAAGATGGGAAATTACAACACCTAATACAAGTAGTGGTACTTTTACTTTATTAATAAGAAGAGGTAACGATTTACAAAATTCTAAAGTTATTTTAGAATCATGGCCTAACTTATCATTAGACCCAATGTCTCCTAATTATATTGAATCAGTAATTGGTAACCAATCATATTCAATAACAGATAATTATTTGCAAGTAGATGGAGATTGGAAAAATAGAAGTAAATATGTTAGAGTAAAACAAGTAAATACTCCAACATTAAATTATTTTGATAATAATGGAATAGCTAAACCAGAATATACAGCATCAATCCCAGTAGCAGCATCAGGAACATTTGGGGGAGCTACAGGTACTTTATCTGGGGTATATGGAACACCAGATTCAGCCTATACATCTTCATTAGGATTATTATCAAATAAAGATGAATTCCAATTTGATATTTTAACAGTACCTGGAAAAACACAACAATCAAACAGCTCAGTAGTAGCATTAGCTATTCAAACATGTATTGATAGAGGAGATGCCATTGCTGTAGTAGATTTAAATGATAAAGGAGCTAATATATTAACTACAATAGGTGAAGCATCTGAATTAGATTCAAGTTATGCAGCAGCTTATTATCCTTGGGTTCAAGTTAATTCACCTCAAACTTCAAAATCAGTTTGGGTTCCGCCATCAGTAATTATTCCTTCTGTATATGAATATAATGATAAAGCTAGCGCAGCCTGGTTTGCACCAGCAGGATTTAAAAGAGGTGGAATATCAGTTATTCAAACAGAAAGAAAATTATCACCAACAGACAGAGATACTTTATATTTAAATAAGGTAAACCCTATAGCAACATTCCCTGGACAAGGAATTGTAGTATATGGACAAAAAACATTACAATCCAAAGCGTCTGCTTTAGATAGAATTAATGTAAGAAGATTATTAATTGAATTAAAAAGAACAATAGGTCAAGTAGCAAATACATTTGTTTTTGAACAAAATACACAAGCTAACAGAAATGCATTTTTAGCTAAAATAAGACCATACTTAGATTCAGTTCAACAAAGACAAGGTTTATATGCTTATAAAGTAGTAATGGACGATACTAATAATACTAATGATATTATTGATAGAAATCAATTAGTTGGTCAAATTTTTATCCAACCTACTAAAACTGTTGAATTCGTTATATTAGACTTTAATGTAAACCCAACAGGAAGTACCTTTAATTAATCTTTTTAGGAATAATATTAAAATTATACCCTCCTTAATATTTATAATAAATTAGGAGGGTATTTTTATGGTAGTATATATTACAGAAAATTTAGTTAATGGTAAAAAATATATAGGGAAAGATTCAAAAAATAATCCTAAATATTTAGGTTCGGGGAGGTTGCTTTTAGAAGATATAAAAATATACGGTAGAAAAAATTTTAACAAAAGTATAATAGAATATTGTGTAGATGATAAAGAACTTTCAATTAGAGAATCATTTTGGATAAAAGAATAT